AGTAGATAATCGAGTTATCAACAGTTCAGATATTATTGGCATTTTTGGTCCTGATGAAATGGATGATTATTTTCGTTTAAAGCGCGGTCAATGGAAATGTGAATATAATATTTGGCATAACCGCAATGATGTTTGCTATTGCGGAAGGAGATAATAAATTTTTAAAAAATATATGAAAGACGACATAATGACTAAAACCTTAGAGTTTCTTATTGATGCGATCAAAGACTTTTTATCATCTTTATTGCTTGTAATAATAATACCCTTTTGGTTATTGGCGGGTTTGGTTTTGGCGGGAATTGGAAGAATAAGTGATATTTTTAGAAAATTAAAAAAGCCCGATTTTTTGCATAATTAGAAAAAGTTTGCAAAATATTTAAATTATGTATAAAATATAGTAAACAAATAAGATAAGTTGAGATTTTTTTATCAAACAAAATAAACGAAAATTTGTTTTATGAGCGCACCTAAAGGACATCCTCGTTATGGTGGTGGTTCCCCAAAAGGTACCAAATATAAAAAAACTTTGGAGAAAGAAGAATTGCGCCACGCATTGGAAGCGAAAGCGGCCGAAAAATGGAAGACTATTGTCGATTCTTTAATTAAGAATGAAAAAAAATATGTTGTTGATCAAGTAATCGGCAAAGCGAATGAACGAGTCCAAATTCAAACTGATGTTAATTTGAAAATTGATTTATAATGCGAGAATGCGAGAAGTTAATCTATCAGATCTTGTTCATCCTTCCGATAAACAGAAAGAAGCATTTAAGGCTGTGGATAAGTATAAATATTTACTATATGGTGGTGCAAAGTTTGGAGGGAAATCATATTTTTTGCGGTGGGTGTTAGTTAAATTGCTTGTGAAGTGGGCTTACCAAGGTTTTCGTAATGTCAGAGTGGCCCTCTGTTGTGAAGATTATCCAGCCTTAAAGGATAGACAGATTACTAAAATTAAAAAAGAATTTCCTCAATGGTTGGGAGATTTGCAAAATAATGTTATTGAAGGTCTAAGTTTTATCCTTAAACCTGAATTTGGAGGGGGAATTATTGCCTTGCGCAATCTTGATGATCCTTCGAAATATAGTTCTGCCGAGTTTGCCGCGATTGCTATTGATGAATTACAGCGTAATCCCGAAGAAGTTTTTAGTGAAATGCGGTCAATTATCAGATGGCCTGGGATTACCGATGTAAAGTTTATTGCTTCAGCAATGCCAGGAGGAATTGGCCATAATTTTGTTAAAAAGATATGGATTGACCGTGATTTTCCTCCTGAAGAATTAGAAAAAGACCAATTCCATTGGGTTAGGGCCCTGGCATATGATAATCCTTATCTCTCTGATAGTTATTTGAATCAATTAAAAGCTCTCCCAGAAAAGAAAAGAAAAGCTTATTTAGAGGGGAATTGGGATATATTTGCTGGTCAATATTTTGATGAATGGCGATCTGATAGACATACAATGCCTGCTTTCTCTATTCCAAATACTTGGTTGAAATATAGGTCTTATGATCACGGCCGAGATAATCCCGCTTGTTGCAAATGGTATGCTGTGGATTACGATGGCAGAGTATGGGTGTACAGGGAATTGTATCAAGCAGGATGGAATGTTCCCGAAATCGCCGCTAAAATTAAAGAATTATCAGAAAATGAAGAATATCAGTGGAGTGTTGCAGATAGTTCTATTTTTGACCAGACAGGCCAAGGTGAAAGTATTGCACAGATGTTTGCCCGTCAAGGAATTGGTTTTATTCCAGCCAATAAACGAAGAATAGATGGTTGGACTTTAATGCATCAATATTTAGCTTGTGACACGGAGAAAGCGCCTAAGATGATTTATTTTACAAATTGTTTGGATTCTATTCGGACGATTCCAAGTTTAATTCACGATGATAAAGTTGTAGAGGATTTAGATACTGACGGTGATGACCATTGTTTAGCAGGAGAAACAAGAATTGATACATTTTGGGGTAAAAGAAAAATTAAAAATTTAATAGGAAAAAAAGTTTATGTCAATACTTTGGAAGGTTTTCGTAAATGTAAAAGTATAAGAAAAACTAGAAAAGCGAAAGTATGGAAAATTATTTTAAGCAATAATAAAATAATTAAAACAACTGCTGATCATCTATTTTTAACTACCAATGGTTGGAAAATGCTTAAAGATATTGACAAAAGATATGATTTACTGATAGAATGGGATATATGTATAAAATCATATCTAAAACTATTCAAGAATTTAATAGTCAACGGTATTATTTATGTGGTGGTTTTTTCCAAAGAAATGGTAAAAGATTACATATTGCTGTTTGGGAATATTATAAAGGGAAAATACCTAAAAAATTTCACATTCACCACAAAGATGGCAATCGAACGAATAATAATATCACGAATTTGGAAAAACTTACGGCCTATCAACATTTGTCACTTCACGCGAGAACGGCAAAAGCAAAAAGAAGATCCCGAGAAAGTATTAAAAAAGCAAGACCATTCGCAATTTTATGGCATAAATCAAAAGCAGGCAGAAAATGGCATAGTCAACATTCAAAAGAAATTGCTAAGAAATGGAAATGGATTAAAAAAAATTGTATTATTTGCGGAAAAAGTTATTCAACGCCTCAACAATTTGCTTTTAGGTCAAAGTATTGTGGTCTCAATTGTAGAGCTACTGCCTTGCGGAGAAAAAGAAGTATATAATCTTACTGTTCCCAGAATTGAACACTTTACTATCGAAAATGGTATTGTAGTTCATAATTGCGCGGATTGTGATCGTTATTTCTTAATGGGATTAAGAGAACAAAAATTACAAACTCCTATTGAAAAACAACATATTTCTGAAGTAGAAAAACAGCTTAAACTTTTAAAAGAAGAACAGGAAAAAATAGATTTTAATGAATTTTATGCCTGAAAATAAAGAACTAAATAAAACAAAAGCGCGTCCAGTTTTTAATGAGAGTTTATTGTCTGAAGAAGATTTGGAAAATTTTAAATTTGTTAAGACAAGAATTGACCAGTTAAAATTAACCAGACAAAATGTTTTTGGTGTAAATTTAGAGGAAATCTGGCAGGATGCAGATAAAAACTGTATTCCTCATCGGGTTAAGGGTAAAGGTAACAAGACTCTTGTGGAATATGATGAAACAACAGGTTGGCGAGGAACAAGTCATTTTGTGGATTTAAAGAGTGCTAATTGGCAATCAGATTTTGCTCATCTTAATCCTTTTGTGAAATTACAGACTGCTTTAGCGATTTTAATTGATAGAAATCCTGAAGGTGTCTTTTTGCCTGGCAGTTCAAAATATGAAGCGATTAACGAACTAGTGAAACAGTTGTATCACAGAAACTGGGAGATGACAAAATCTAAACAACAACTTAAATTGTTCGTTTTCAATTTAATTAAATATGGTTGGGCTTGCGCGAGAACTTTTCCTTTGCAAATTAAGAAAAAAACTAAATTTATTACAGAATATAATGAAGAAAAACCAGAGGATTCAATCTATTCAGAAAAAGAAGTCTACGAATTTAATGATGTTTACAGAGAGAATCTTGATCCGTGGAATACTTGGATTGACGACTTAGCGCGGCCTAATGATGTGTTTTCTGTCAGGGATTGGTGTTGGCGTAAAGTTTATGCAATGGATAGAGCAGAGGAAGAATTTGGAAAATATGCAAATTGGAAATATGTTCAAGAAGGGGGAATTACCACGGATAAAATCAAAGGATTAGGCACAAGTAAAAAATTTCAGGAAACTAAACTTATTGAAGTATATTTTTATGAAAATAGAATCAAAGATTTATGGATGGTGATTGCTAATAATATTCCTGTTTTAATTGAACCATTGCCAATTTCTGATATTAACGGAGCAAAAAAATTATCCTTATGGCAAACCTATTGGCTCTTGCGGCACGCTGAATGTCCTTATGGTGTAGGATTATATGAAGCAATTAGATATGATCAAACTTTGCTAGATAGAATCCGCAATATGACCATAGACCAATTAACTTTGTCTATTTACAAGATGGGATTTTATCAAGGCACACAAACTTTAAGTGATACAGGTATTATCCATATTAAACCTGGGGTACTAAAACAAGTATTGAATCCTAAAGATATTACTTGGTTTGAGATTCCAGGCCCAGGCAAAGAAGCGTGGAAAGGAATTGAGATTTTTCAGAATGATGTTAATGTCAGTTCAGGAGTCTCTGAAACTTTAATGGGAGAAGTCACAGGCAAGACTGCTTTTGAAATAGCCCAAGCTAAAGAGGCTGCCTTAAATCGTCTAAAATCGCCTCTTGACAATATTTGTGAAGCTTTGGAAACCGATGCCTATTTAACTTTAGATTTGATTCAGATGCTTTATTCTATTCCTGAAACTATTAAGATAGCTGATCCTTCTAAAATTGACGCTTATCTCAATGCTGTGAATTCTGATCCTGCTTTATTTGAATATGATAAAGAAGGTAATTTTATTGCTAAAATCTACCGTGAAGTTCAATTAGGATTAGATACCAATGAAAAAGGTCAGTTAGTAACAAGTGGCGAGACAAGATTCTTTAGAATCAAGCCTGAAGGTTTAAAATGGGAGGGCATTATCAATATTAAAGCACAGTCTATTCTTAGACCTTCCAAGGAATTAACAAAAGCGATGGATTTGGAATTTGCTAATTTATTGATTCCTTTGCTTGCGCAACCTCCTGAAATTGTGCTTAAACCAACAAAACAGTTATGCAAAATTTATGATAAAGATCCTAAAGATTGGTTGCCTGATAGTTGGTTTCAAACGGAAAGTCCATCTCAAAATATATCTCCGATGACTAATCTTCCTTTGCAAAATATTCCTTCTGTAAAATTACAACCAACTCAAGGTACACAAGGAGGAAGATTAGTAAATAATTTAATGAACAAAATTGGAGGTTTTCTTAAAAGATGATTCCTTTAACAGATATAGAAAAATCTCAACTTAAACACTTAATAACTTCTCGAGAATGGCTTTTATTAGAGCGAATGCAGGAATATTATTTGAATGAAAAGAAAAAAACTTCTTATATTGCTGATTCAGAATGGGAAACAATTAAAAGAACATTGGAAACTGAAGGAAGAATTCAAGGAGTCAAAGAATTTTTAGAAGAAATAATGAAATTAGCTCAAAATGATTGATTATTACGAAAAATTCAGATTAGTGGATAAAAATGGGAAAAATGATTTAATCGCCGAAGTTAATTGGAATACTAAGAATAAAGATTTGAATGAATGCAAGGTTGTAAAGTTCATTTTGGGAGGCAAAACTGCTTATATTTCTAAAGAAATGCTGAATACAATGCTTTTTGTGATTGGTTCTCGGAAAGAACAAAGAAAGATGATTCCGCAGGTTTTGACTCGGGTTCGTCATCTTAACAAAACAATGTGGGTAATGTTAAAAAGTGATGCAAAAAAAGGTGATATTATCAAAGTACCTGTGAATATTACTGTTCCTGCTGTTTCAGAAGAAGTAATTAGTGAAATTGGCAGAGATCTAAAATTTAAAGATTTATCTTATTTAAAAGAGAAATTAAAGCAGGAAAAGGAGAGAGATATTAAGACCACCTCCTTAAGTGAGACTGATTCAGCTAACCCAACTATAAAATAGTGAGTTTATCGAACTATTTAATTAAATTAAAAATATGCAAAGAGGCAGACCAAAAAAAATAATCGTGGAAGATAAAAATGATTCTTTACAAAAAAAGGAGATTGATTTATTAATAGAATTAGCGACTATTGTTAAAGAATTAGACAAAAAAATAGATAAATTAATACAGACTCAACCTGTTTCAGAGAAAAAAACAGAAGAAAAATTACCTGAAAATGAGATTATTTCTAATGTGCCAGTGCCTACAGAATACAGAAAAATTGTAGATGAAGTCTTAAATCAAAAGTTTGGAATCAAAATAGAACCATTAAGTGATAGTCCCCAGTTTATAATGACTGTTGTCGTTCCTTCCGAATATAGTCCAATTACTCCTGAAGAGAAACAGATGATGGGAGCTGATTTAAGGTCTGCCACTTTAAGTTATGTTGATGCTTTGTCTAAAATAAGAATTTGGGTGGAAAAAATTTACAAGAGTTTCAATCCTGAAATGCAATCTAAAATATTATTTGAACGCGCTAATCCTTATCTAAAATAAATTTATGCCACGAACAAAAAGCGGCAAGAAGGTTCTTGCCGCAATGCAAAAAGAATATGGAGCAGAGAAGGGCAAAGAAGTATATTATGCTTCTATTGTCAAAGGTAAAAAGGGTAGTTCTAAATGGGAAGGTAAAGGCGGAACTGGAAAATTAGCAAAAGCGAAAAAAACTTATGCTAAAAAGAAAAGGAAAATCCAAACCTCGGACGGTTATATGTATGCTTAAAAATTTATTTAAACATAAAAAAATGAAAAAATTAGTACTCAAAAACTATTTCTTTTTCGGAATGCCTGAACAAAATATTATTAGTTTAGGGGAGTGGTTAGTTAATTTAAAATTGCACGGAAAAGAATCACGTTCTCGTTCTCGTTTTATTAAATTAGTTATGGATAGAGTTCGTGAAATAGACGAAGAGCGACAAAGACTTTTAGAAGAATATGGGAGTAAAGATAAAAATGATCAATTGATTTATTTTGATAAAGAAAAAAAAGAAACCAGTAACCGTAATGAAGCAATTTCAGTAAAAATGAAAGACCAAACAGCTTTTATTAAAGAATTTAATACTTATTTGGAAGAAGATTTTGTAATTGATTGTAGCCCTGAAACACAAGATACCATTTACGGAGTCAAAGATATTATTTTGAATACCAATGATGAATTTTCTGGATTGATGGCTAGTCGTTATAATGAATGGTGTGATGCTTTTGAGAATGTTAAAAAGGAATAATGTGCAAATATGTGAATTTAAGTATATAGTTAAGTTAGAAAAAATAGTGGAATTAAGATGTTTTCGCTGTAAACATCTTTTAGCCAAAGAATCTAATTTGAAAAATGGAAGTTTAGAGATTAAATGTTCGCGATGTAAAACAATCAATAGAATAAATTTTCATTAGAGTCATAAGAACTCCACAAATAAAGAAAGTCTTGAACTTCTCAATGTTTTTGGAGTTTTTATATTGCTAATTAAAATTAAAAGCATATCCCGCCTCTTCAAGCGGGTTAACAAAGGGAAGTCAAAAATATGCCAAATATAATTGGTGAAGTCCCCGAGTTCAATGATGCAGAATCAAAAGAAAATCAAGATAATAATGTTAAATCTTCTGATTCTATAGAAGCAATTATTGAAGGGGATAAGGAAGTCAAAGAAACTGATACTGATAAGGTATCAGAGGAGAAGGAAACTCCAGATGAATCTTCCACTTCAGAAAAACCAGCTCAAAAGAGTGATGATGGCAGTGGTTCGGCAGAAGCAGTAACTGGCTTGCAAAAAGAAAAAGATAAACTTTTGCAAGAAATCCAGAATTTAAGAACTGTTCGCCGAGAAATAAAACAGAAAGAAATACCTCCTGCTCCGCAAGCAGAAGATAAACTTGAAGATATTGCTCCTCAAGATTTGCAAGTTTTGGATAGAATTTTGAAAGCAAAAGGAGTATTAACGCGGGAAGAATGGCAAAGGGAAGAATATCAACAGATTCAAAATCAGGAATTAGAGAAATTTCTTGATAAATATCGGGAATTTCGTCCTGAAAATGATCCTGAAGATAAAAATTGGAATGCCCTTTTAAAAGAGTTTTCTCTTTATAAAACTCCTGCAGATCCTCATCAAGTTGGGATGTTTTTAGAGAGAGCAAGACAAGTAATTTCTGTTCCTTCCACTGGCGAACGAGACGCCAAGGTTAATCAAAACAAGATAGAATTAGCAAGTAAAGGCAGAGGAGGCGTCCAACGTTCTTCTTCTTCGCAATCTTCAAATTCCAATCTTTCAGAAAATGAAAAGGCGGAATTATTGCGTCGAGGAGGTTGGTCAGAAGAAGAAATCAATGACTTATTAAATAGATAAAAATATGGCAGGATTTCAAAAATTTGCGCCCATTAGCGAAGCGGATGCAATCGTAGAAGGCACAATCAGTAGTATTACGGTAACAAGAGGAGATTTGTTGGAAATAGTTGCTGGTGCCACTACTTGGACTGCTTGCACTTCGTCATCTAACCATTTTACAACTAAGGCAATAGCTTTGGAGGATAAAACTTCCAGTGATACTTTAGTACGGTTATTGCTTGTAGATACAGTCAATCTTTATGTGGCAGAATCTGCTAATAACAGTAGTGCTAATCATAATGGTGATTTAATGGTTTTGACGGATACAAATACAGTCAATAATACTGGTACTAATAGTACTAGTGTAGCAGCAGTTGTCCAACAAATTGTTCCTATTGGTAGTGCTTCTGACAAAAAGATTTTGGTTCGTTTCTGTGGTTTGCAAGTTGTAGATCCTGATGCCACATAAAATTTATGCCGAGTACCTTAACTATAGCTGATGTATCAGATTTAGTAGACCAATCTATCCGAGATATCTGGATTAAAGGTAGTGAGAAAGAATCAAGAATGTTTGAACAGTATTACAATGTGGTATCGGGAGTAACGGATTATTACCTAAAAGATAGTTCTATTTCTGGTTTGGGTTATGCAAGCAGAGTTGTAGAAAATGCGGTAATTGTTGCGGAAACTCCAGTGCAGGGCTTTGATAAAACCTATACACAGGTAAATTTTGGCAAGATTCTTCCAGTTACAAAAGTGATGTGGTTCTTCGGTATTCAGAAGAGAAAATTAACCGCGATTGCCGATGAATTACGCGCTGCTTGCGCAGATATGCGTGAGTTGCGTTGCGCCGAAAGATTAGTAAATTCTTTTTCTACTAATTATACGGTGAGTGACGATGCTGGCAATTGGACTGCAACTACAACAGGTGGTGATGGAGTAGCGATGATTAGCGCTTCCCATACTAGAGAAGATGGTGGAACTGATTGGGGGAATAGAATTACTGATGGTTCAACAGTGAATATGGATTGGGAGTATGATGCTCTGAAAGCGGCCCATAGAACGGCTGCTCTTATTCGTAATCCCAAAGGCAAGAAGATGAATATCAATCTTGATACTTGGGTAGGAGCAAAAAATTATACTAATCATCATCGTGCTGTGGAAATGCTGGGAGCAATGAATAAAGGCTGGATGCCTGGAACCGCGGAACACGATTCGGCTGGCGTTATAACTTACAAGATTCTCGCTTTGCCTTGGATTGAATCCAATACAGATTATTGGTGGATGTTTGATTCTTCTAAGAAAAATGATACTTATGGTCTCCAATATAAAGAATCTCAAGGGATTACTTTGGATGGACCAAATATTGTTTTTCGGACAGAAGAAATTCAATATCGGTCTACAGTAATGTTTGATATTGGTTTCAACGATTCAAGAAATTGGGTAGGTTCAAAAAATACAAATGCAGCTTAAAAGTATTTGTAAAATAAAAAATAGTGGTTCTCTTCGATCGGTTGCCTGATAATTAGTCGTCAAAATGGCAATAATTAAATACTGGAGAGCCGAGGAGAGAACCACTCTAAACTCTTAAAATCTCCAAAAATAATTAAATATATGTTTATTAACGGAAATTCCTATACACGGTTTAGGAATATCAGTTTGACTGATGGTATTGTGAGATTTGGTTCTGTTTTGTCTGCCGCCCTTTCTGCTTCTTCTGATATGGCTATCTATGTGCGAGGAACTACTTTGTATTTCTGGAATGGCGCAAGTGAAACAGCGATTACAACTGGTACTGGTGCTGGCGCTACTTCGTGGGATGACTTGTATGATGCAGATCAAACTTTAGCAATTGATGGCACAAGCACTTTAACCTTTGATGTCCAAGCAGATATTGATGGTTTAACTGTCAGTAAATCAGGTACAGGCGCAGGTAGTCCAATTGTGATTGCCAATTCTGGAACAGATTATGATATCGCTGGTCCAGCGTGGTCTATTATATCTACTGGTTCGGTAGGTATTTTGGAATTAGCATCAGGCGGGACAATCAATGCTACTGATGGCGCTTTGACGATTGGTAAATCAAATACAATAACAGATATTGCTGGTAAATTCAGGATTGCTGGAACAGCAGCTGCTGCTTCTTTTACTTTGACTGCTGGCGATGCCGTGATGAGCGATAGTTCACTTGCAATTACAGATGCGGACAATGCGACTACTTTTACAGTTACGAATGACACAGCGACTACTGCTACTGGCGTAGTAAAGATTTCTGCCGATGGAGTAACTTCTGGTATTGTAATAGATGTCAATGCTGATGCTTTGGAAAATGGAACTATCTTGCATCTTGATTCAACGGTTGCCGCAATGACAACTGGTTTATTTATTGATTGTTTTGATGGCGCTGCTTCTGCTTTTTCGGTTGGTATTTATGGTACAACTACTATTGCTGGCGCTGAAGCAAATAATGTCTTTGTGATTACAGCTGGGGATGCGGTGATATCTCTTGGTTCTCTGACAATGACTGATAATGACAATGCTTCTGCTCTATCAGTAACTGCCGATTCGGTTACTACTGATACAAGCGGCGCGATTTTCTTATCAGCCGATGGTTTGACTGCTGGTTATGGTTTATATCTTGCTCATACAACTAGTGTGATTACGACTGGTTCAGTTTTAAAGGTTGTTTCAACAGGTGTTGATACAGGAACAGGTCAAGGCACTTTGGCTGATTTTGTATCATCTGGAACAGCAGCAGCTACCGTTGTAAAAGTTACCACCGCAGCGTTAACTACTGGAAAAGCAATGCAGATTTCTGCTGGAGCTAGTGTAACTGAAGGTTCATTACTTTATGTTCAGGATACTGGAGCTAATTGTGCTTTGACTTCTGGAACAGTAGCGACTTTTAATGAAACAGCTACAAAGATAGAAGCTGATGTTAATCGTACTGGTTCAACAGTTAGTGTCAGTTCAAGCCGTACTCTAAATAATGCTGCTAATACAGTTGCAGATGATTTTGATACTTTGTATGTCTATCGTTCAGCAACCAATACCGCAGGCACAATGTCTTCGGCTGGTTCGGTTTTGTATGTTCAAAATGATTGCACGGGTACTATTACTGATAGTGTAAATGGGATTGAAATTGTAATGGATTCTGGCGGAACTGGTAGCGCTATTTCTGTAACCCACGCCGCGACCGCTGGAAGAGCGTTGGTAATAGCATCATCTGGAACAACCGCTGCTGGAATAATTAGCGTAACTGCTAATGCATTAACCAGTGGTTTAGGAATGTATGTAACATCGTCTGCTACAGCTATTACAGGTAATGGCAGATTGTTTTATTCCTATCATTCAGGAGCAACAGGAAGCACCGCAACTCTTAATGAGTTCAAGTCAGCGGCAAATGATGAAACAATAATTCTTCAAGTAACTGCTTCTGATGTGTTGGCAGCTGGAGTTGCTTTTGAGGTTTCTTGTGCAGCAATGACTACAGGTTCGGCAATTTATGTTCCAGATATGGCGGCATTGACAGATGGACAGGGATTATACATTGTTTCAAGCTCTACAACCATTAGTAATACGGGACACTTACTTTATGTCAACCATAGCGGAAATGCTGGTGTAAGTGCAGTGCTTAATGAGTTCAAATCAGCGGCTGCGGATGAAACGGTTATTTTAAAAGTCAACGCTTCTGCCGCTTTGGCTGCTGGTGTTGCTGTTCAGGTAACAGCGTCATCAATGACTACTGGAACGGCTATTCAGGCCTCAACTCTTAATGCCTTAACAAGTGGACAGGGTTTGCATTTAGCTTCTTCTTCAACGGCAATTACTACTGGTCATCTTCTGTTTGTTAATCACACTGGGAATGCAACTGCTGGCAATCCGTCTTCATTGGTGGAAATGGATTCAGCAGCAGCTGAAGATACAATAATTCTACGACTTACAGCGTCAGCTGCATTAGCTGGTGGAAAAGTATTTTCTATTGTTGCTGATTCTTGCACTACAGGTATTGGTATTGATATGACTATGGACGCTTTGACTTCGGGTGTGATGGTAAATCTTCACTCTGATGTTGCTGATGCCACCGCAAGAAGTTTAGTTCATATTCATAACGATAATACTGGTGCTACTGGAACTTCTCCATTAGAAGTTGTCCAAGATTCCTCTGGAGCTTGTATTAAAACCACAAGTGCTGCTACTTCAACTCACTTTTACAAAGTTCTTACAAGCAATGATGTTACGCTTTGGATGTCTGATGGAACAACTGCTAATGGCGCTTTAGCCGCTACTACTGGAGACATTTGCTTTAATGGTGGTTCAAATAAACCAGAGTATTGCACAAATGGAGCTGGTTCAGTCTGGGCAACTATTGTCTAAGTTTATTAAAGTTATAATTCTAAACTTTCAAAAGAGGGGTAGGATTTATTCCTGACCCTTCCTGAAAGTTTAGAATTAACAAAAATATATGTCTGACAAAATTATTCAGTATAATCTGGATCAGGTTTTAGGAGTAAAAAAATACACTAATATTACTGATACAAACGCAAATTATCTCTTTGGTGGAATGTTAGCATCTGTAATTATTAACAAAAGTATCACTGGAACGATTACTTTAGTAGACCAAGCTTCGGCTGCTTCTGCCACGGCTATTTTATCTGCACAGAGTACTAGTGCAACAGGGCCAACTATTGTAAATGCATCGGGATTAGTGGCGCAGCCTGATTACCCTCGCTGTTTAGTAATCACTCCAGGGGGAACAACCGCCAATGTGGCAGCTTGTTCTATTACTGTAGATGGTTTGGATGTAAATGGAGCAGTGATTTCTGAAGATTTCGCTTTTGCCGATGCTCAAAGCAGCGCTACTAATGGTTCAGAGAGGTTTGCTTCTATTAGTAATATCAATATTCCGACTCAAGATGGAGCGGATGTAACTTTTAGTGTAGGAACAAGAGCGGGAGATACAATTTGTGTAATTACTAATCCTTCTGCAGGTGATATTTTTCCTTATAATATTGAATTAAAAGAAGGATTAGAATTAACTGCTAGTGCTACTCCTGATATTATAGTTACTTATATACCTTAAATGACCAAAAACAAAATCGCCATTTTTACAAACTTCTATTATTATGATCCGACTTATTCTTTGATTCGGATTGCGGAAAGTCAGTTAAAACAGTTAGTAAAAAACAATTATAATGTGGTTTTTATTGCCACTGAAGGATTTAAAGCGCCTAAAGATTCTGTTTTTGAACAGGTAGAAATCCGATATATTCCCACTATTCCTTTAGAGAATGAAAAAGTAACCGAGACTTTTGAGAGTGATGTGGAGAAACTTATTGAACCTACCAAAAAGGCTTTAGAAGATGTAAAAATAGCGATTACGCACGATATTTTCTACCAGATTGCCAATCTTCCTCATAATGAGGCTTGCCGCAGAGTAATGCAGGCTGATCCAGAGATCTTCTGGTTAAATTGGATTCATTCCGTACCCGCTCAAAAGGGAGAGTTTGATAAGTATCCAATGGATTGCAGATTTAAGCCTGTACCGAATAGTTATATGGTTTATCCTAATGACTGGGATAAACTACGGGTAGCAAAGATGTATGGCATTGAAATGGCGGAAGTGAAAGTGGTGCATCACTCTATAGACATAGCCGAATTCAACAAATTTGACCCAGAGACAGCAGAATTTGCCGAAAAGTATAAATTATATCAAGCGGATGTGATTGCGATTTATCCTCTGCGGATGGATCGGGGAAAGCAACCTGATAAAATGGTGCGGATTATGGCGGAATTGAAGAAAAGAGGTTTGGATATCAGATGTATTATTGCGGATTTTCAGTCTACAGGAGAGAGATTTTTAGAATACAAAAAGGAGATTAAAGAAATTGCGCAAGAAATGGGTTTGGGAGATGATTTGATTTTCACTTCTGATTGGCGGGAAGAGTTAAGACTTGGGAGTCCTTATTCTTTTATCAGCGATCTTTTTAAACTTTCTAATCTTTTTATTCTGCCTTCTAATTCAGAGACTTTTAGTTTAGTGGCTTTAGAGTCTGCGATTGGCAAGAATTTGATGGTTTTAAATCAAGATTTTCCGCCAATGAAGGATATTTACGGCAAAGACCCTGTTTATTTTGGCTTCTCTTCCAATGTTAATGCCTTAACTCAAGATTTTGGTTCTACGACTACTGAATTTAACC